CTTGCTTTGGTTGTGCCACCATGACTTGAAATTGCATTCATACGCAATTGTGCTGGTAAGCCTTTAAGATTTTCGTCATCAGCCATTTCAACAAATGGATACCAAATGTTGTTTTGTGCCATCAAACTTGCTGCTGTTAATGCTGCGTCAGCCTCTTTACGGTCAGCTAATTGACTATGAACCCATGTCCAAAATTTGCTATTACCAGTTGCAAACGCTGCTGCAAGTGCCACTGCCTCTGCTTCTTCAACTGGTAATGTGCTACGCTTGATTACTGCATCTATGTTTAATTTTGTATCCTTAGCATATTCAGGGATACTTTGTTCTTTTAATGCGTCTACCCATGCTGTCATTTTGTTAATGCTCCTAATTGTTTATATCCTTTATACGTAGGATGTACCTTATCTGGAGATAGTTCAGGAATAATAACGAAAGTATCACCATAGTGCCTAGCAATCTTTTTTACTATTTCTTGTTTCTCTGGTTTAATCGCAGGAACAATCCAAAACACACGATCAGAATTAACAAAGCTTCTTAATGCTACTAATTCTATTTCGGTGTTTAAATGTTTAAAATCATTACTACCTAAACTAATAATTGTAGCTTTAGCAGGTCTGATTTTTTTAACGTATGCATCATTCCAGTCTTTGCTGTTGATACCGCTTTGAGCATAAGCCACACATTCAGTGCGTATTTGGCTTACACCCTTTGCTATACTATCTCCTAAGATAAGGCACTCTAACATTATAGTGTCTCGCCACCAACTATGCGATTACATGCACACAATTCACCTGTTTGTAGTGCATCCAATACACGCAATGTTTCTTCTGGGCTACGACCAACGTTTAGATTGTTGACTGTAACATGTTGAATAACATTGTCTGGGTCAACGATGAATGTAGCACGAAGTGCTGCACCTGCTGGAGCAAAGAAAATACCAAGCTGATTGATCAAACTTGATTCGCCACGCTGCGTATCTGCAAATTGCACGTGAGTAATCTTTGCTAAATCAGGGTGTGCTTTCTGCCATGCTAATTTACAGAATTCATTGTCTGTAGAACCTGTCAATAGAACTGCATCACGATCTTTAAAATCGTTTGTTAATTTGTCATATGCTACGATTTCTGTTGGACATACGAATGTGAAATCTTTTGGGTAGTAAACGATAACTTTCCATTTACCTTCAAAACTTGTGTCAGTAATATCAAAAAACTGATCACTACCTGGGTTGACGCCTGTTACTGCGAACTTCTCAATTTTATCACCTACTGTTTTCATTTGTGTCTCCTTATGTGTGAATGAAATTATAAAAATATTGCATATTATAATCTAGTTATTTAGCTTTTTTAATTTGTTTGGGTAAATTTGTTTCATATTAAATATATTTTATGAATACCTTTGTACTAAATCCAAACTTGTATGATGTTGTTTTTCTAAGTTATGACGAACCCAATGCTGAGGAAAACTATCAACATTTACTTTCACTAAAACCAAAAGCAAAAAGAATTGACGGCATTAAGGGCAGTGATGCTGCGCACAAAGCCGTTGCAGATATAGTTAAGACAGATAGAGTTATCATTGTAGACGGTGATAACAAAATTGCTACAAATTTTTTTCGCTTTAATGTTTATACCAAACCACATTTTGATTGGACTGATTATGTTTTCAGTTATAGTAGCTTTAATCCTGTAAACAACAATTGCTATGGCAATGGTGGTATTAAGTGTTGGCCTGTACATTTATTAAAAGAAATGCGTACACATGAAGCAGGTGATAGCGTTGATTTTCAACTTGATAAATACCTAGAATTAAACAGGATTGGCAGTGAAACAATTATAAATCAAAGTCCACAACAAGCATTTCGTGCAGGCTTTAGAGATGGTATGAAGTTACTAGATAGTGGACAAAAAGATTTTGAAAAGATGGATTGGCGTAACCGTGAAAGACTTTATAATTGGATGCATTTAGGCAGTGACGTTAAGAATGGATTATGGGCAATATATGGTGCAAGGTTAGGAGCATTTTTATTACTTAGAGGGTATGACATAAGAGTACTAAATGACTTTAGCCAATTAGATGAAATATTTGAAGTTTATAGCAGAATAGCATCAAGTAATTTACAATCAGAATGTGACATATTAGGAAAAACATTTAATAGCAAATATGTACATGATGTTTTAAGTAGTAACGAAAGTATAGAAATCAAAAAGAACTATGTTCCCCCAAAACGCAGTGCAGAAGAATTTTTAGCAGTCACAAGTAAGGAAGATATAGAACAATTTTATGCAAATACCATTTGAGAAAATAGTAAGGTTTGGGCAGCACACAATGCTGGAACATCCTCTTTTTTCTGTAAGTTGGATATTAGGAAGGTTCTGTAATTACAAATGCAGTTATTGTTGGCCCTATGCGAACTCTGACACACCTGATTATCAATCGTTGGACATTTACAAACACGCAATAGATCAAATTAAACTACAAGCAAGGCAAAATAAATTTACTGACTTTCATTGGTCATTCAGTGGCGGAGAGCCTACTGCTTACAAGAATTTACTAGAACTAATAAAACATTTAGAAGATGGGATCACCCCATATCAAAGTATTCATATGACTACTAATTTAAGTCCTAGTAAGAAGTGGTGGAGTAAATGGTGTAGCAACACCGACCTTCTTCAACGCAGATCCATAACTGCAAGTTATCATAGTGAATTTGCAAATGAGAATGAGTTTGCAGAAAAATGTTTATTCTTAATGGGTGAAAATGTTTATGTGACTATTAATCAAGTTATGGTTCCTAATCAGTTCTATGAGTTGTATGAAAGGTGTCAACGATTTGCAGATAAAGGCATTAATGTTACATTAAAACCACAGAGCAATGAAAGTGCAAACGCCATAGTAGATGGATATACAACTGACATGATTGACATAATGCAAAACGGATTCCCTCAAAAAGTTAATGAACAAGAATTGTACCAAATACGTTTATACGATGCTGATAATACAGAATATAAATTTGATCAAGCCGAAAGATTTAATGCATTTGGTTTCAACCAATTTACCAATTGGCATTGCAATAGCGGCTATCAAAGTGTTATAATTCGTGGCAATGAAGTTAAGCGTGGTTACAGTTGTCGTGATGTTAAACTAGGCACACTGGATAAAGGTTTTGGTTTGTTTGGTAATCCTGTAACTTGTATAACAGAGAGATGTGTAAGCAGCGCAGACAGTAAAATACCAAAATGCAAATAGACTTAGAACATATAATGTTTTGGATGGATGCTATTCGTAATAGCAATGATCCATTGCGAACATTAGAAAGTTTTTGGAAGGGCCAACTTCGCAGCAAAGAATGGTTAATTAAAAACTTAGGCGTATATGTTGGTAAGCCTGTAACTATTGACATATTTGGTGGTTGGAACGGTGTGCTTGCTAGCATGTTGTTTCATGCACCCTACCCAGTAAAATCAATTCGCAGTATTGATATTGATCCTAAATGCGAATCTACTGCGACTACGATGAATAAGCTTGAACACATTGCTGGTCGTTTTCATGCAGTTACAGCAGATATGTGTAATCTACGCAGTGACGCAGATGTTGCAATTAATACTAGTTGTGAGCATATTACTCAGGATCAATATGAACAATGGTTAACTGGTTTACCATATAATAGTCTGATTGTACTACAAAGCAACAATTACAATATACATGAACACATTCGTACAGCAGACAGTTTAGAAGAATTTATAGAGCAAAGTCATCTAGATGTTTATTGGTCAGGTAAGTTGGAATTACCATTATATGATCGTTATATGATTATCGGAAAAGCTCTTTAAAACTTAAATACTTTTTTTTGGATCATTTAATCTACCTTCAAAATCCCCACAGTTAGCAGCGCAGGTTGCGATGCGCCCCTCACTATACTTGCGACCATCCCAGCTTTGTTGTATTTTGTCATAAAACTCACTATCAATTATGCTATACCAATCAGCATTGTATAGATTAATTGAGTTTTTATATTCTTCATACAAATCGTCCCAACCGTCAATTAAATTTAATGGTTTTTTAGCATAATTATATGAACCCAAAAAACAACAAGGATACAGATTACCTTGACTGTCAATATAAATTGATTTATTAAATTGTGCAAAACAATCAATGGGTTTATCTTCGCTTTGCTTCAACCAGTCATCTACACGAACTAACGGTTGAAATAATACCTCATGTTTTAATGTATCGTCTTTGGGAGGTTCAATTAATGTACCATCTGACCCATAGAACTGTCTACCTAATATGTTATCAGTGATAAATCTATGACTACGGATTGTTTCAAATCTAATAAAACCTAATTCTATTGATTTTTCTCTCGTTTGTTCTACTTGGTGTTGGTTGTGTCTAAATGCAATAAACTTCCATACTGCTATTCCGCCTGCATTAATAAACGCAGCAGAATTTTTCATTACCTTATCATAATTTACATTTACACGATAGATATGATTAGTATCTTCTAATCCATCAATAGCAAATACTACTTCACTATTAGGACCTAATGCTTCTGCAAGTTGAGTCCAAAATGAAGAATTTTTCATTCCACCGTTGGTGCTAATTTTAATTAAAGCTTTTGTCTTTGATCTAACTTTCTTTATTACTTCAATAAAATTAGGTGCTGCACATGGATCTCCCATTGT